TGGGTTTAATCTATTTTACAAATTCTGGAATGATGCTGTAGAAGGTAATAACCAGTTCAAGACATTCAAGATTCATTGGACTAGTATTCCAGAACGAGATCAAGAATGGCGTAAAAATATTATCTCTGATATTGGTGAAGAAGCTTTTCGTCAAGAGTATGAAGCAGACTTTCTGGGTTCTTCCAATACTCTTATATCGTATGAGAAATTACAAGAGTTATCATACAGTTCACCAATATTTTCAAAAGATGATTTAGATGTTTATGAAGAACCCGAAATGGGTAGAATTTATGCAATAACAGTAGACACAGCTCGGGGACAAGGATTAGATTATTCTACGTTTACAGTTATTGATACTACTGAAGTTCCATATAAAATAGTAGCAAAATATCGTAATAATACTGTTGCACCTCTACTCTTTCCTAATATTATAAATATTATAGGGAAGAAGTATAATGATGCGTATGTTTTAGTAGAGAGCAATGACATTGGAGCCCAAGTAGCAGACGTTTTACATCACGATTTGGAGTATGAAAATCTACTAACAGTATCATGGTATGGCAGACATGGACAACAGATTTCAAGTGGTCATAATAAAGATATTTCTTATGGAGTAAGAACAACCAAACAAGTTAAAAAGATTGGTTGTTCAAATCTAAAAAGTTTAGTTGAAGAAGATAAGTTAATTATCCCTGATTATGATATTATATCTGAACTTACAACTTTTGTAACAAGTGGAGATACATTTGCAGCTGAAGATGGTTCTAATGATGATTTGGTAACTACATTAGTTTTATTTGGTTGGTTAGTAGATCAACAGTATTTTAAAGAATTGAGTAATCAGAATATTCGGGAAAAGTTATATCAAACTAAAATGGATGCAATAGACGATATGACAATCCCTTTCGGTATTATTGATGATGGATTGGATGAACAGTATGAACCAATGCCCGATGGTGGATTGTGGGAAAAGGTTGATGCATTTAACAAGTAAAATCTATATCAATATTAAGAATGTAAAGGAGAAACAAAATGGCATTTCAAGTATCACCCGGAATTAATATATCAGAACAAGATTTAACAACCGTTGTGCCAAATGTAGCAACAACAATTGGTGCGTGTGCGGGAGGATTCCAATGGGGTCCTGTTTTAGAAAGAACACAAATATCAACTGAAAATGATTTAGTTGATATTTTTGGTAAACCAAATGCAGATACATACACATGGTTTTGGACTGCAGCTAATTATCTTGCATATGCTAACAACTTATGGGTTGTTAGAAATGTAGCAGCGTCGGCAAAAAATGCTGTTGTTGGTGATGATGATGCAGGTACAGCAGTTGCTGTTAATAATAAGACAGCATACGATAGTGTTACATTTACAGATCAATTATTTGTTGCAAAGTATCCTGGCGCATTAGGAAATAGTTTGAAGGTTCGTGCTATTGATTCTAATGGTTGGGCAGACGCTACAGTTAATACAGACTTTCTTGCAAACTTTGACAGAGCTCCTGGCACATCAACTGATGTTGGTAATGCTGGTGGTTCAGAAGATGAGATGCATATTCTTGTTCAAGATGAAGATGGTCTTTGGACAGGAACACCTGGGTATGTTTTAGAGAAACATGCTTTCGTAAGTAAAGCATCTGATGCAAAGAAAATTGATGGTGCAAGTAATTATGTTGTAGATGTTATGCGTAATGAATCTAAATATGCCTATGTTGGTTTGGTAACACAATTTACTACCAATTCAACTGGTGCAGAAAAGGCCGCAGGTCTACCAAAAGCTGGTGGGGCATTTTTAACTTTTAATAGTGCAACAGCATCTGAATCTGTCCCCGGTGGATCATTAGCTGGTGGTGTTTCAGGAGATACACAAACAGATGCGTTGCTTCAAGCAAGTTATGCATTGTATCAAACACCAGAAGTTATTGACATTACTTTATTGTTGGGTGGAGCATCTTCTACAACGACAGGTCGTTGGATTATAGATAATGTTGCAGCAACACGAAAAGATTGTATGGCATTTGTATCCCCAGCATTGGCTTCTGTTGTTAACAATCCAGGTTCTGAAGTTACAGCACTTACGACAGATAATACTGCTCTAGGTTCTTCTAGTTATGCAGTAATGGATAGTGCATGGAAATATCAGTATGACCGATATCGAGATATATTTATGTATGTTCCGATGAATGGTGACATGGCAGGACTGTGTGCAAGAACAGATTATACTAATGATGCTTGGTGGTCACCTGCAGGATTGACTCGAGGTACTATCAAGAACATTGTTAAACTTTCTTGGGAAGCTACAAAAGCAAATCGTGACACAATGTATCCGATAAGTATTAATCCAGTTATTACACAAACTGGTGCAGGTGTTGTTCTTTGGGGTGACAAAACAATGCAAACAGTTCCAAGTGCATTTGATCGAATTAATGTACGAAGATTGTTTATTGTTTTGGAGAAAGCAATTTCTAAAGCTGCAAAGGCTATGTTGTTTGAGTTTAATGATGAATTTACACGAGCTCAGTTCGTAAATATGGTTTCACCATTTTTACGAGATGTACAAGGACGGCGTGGTATTACTGACTTTAAGGTAGTATGTGATAGTTCTAATAATACTGGACAAGTAATTGATACAAATAATTTTGTTGGTGATATTTACATTAAACCATCAAGGTCTATCAATTATATCCAATTAAACTTTATTGCCGCAAGAACTGATGTTTCTTTCTCAGAAATCGGTGGTTAATCTTATAAATACTTACAAAACTTAAGGAGTAATAACATGGCAACAATATCTGATTTCAGTAGTAAATTTAGAGGTGGGGTTCGACCCAATCTATTTGCTGCAAATATAACAATTCCTGGTGCTGTGGGACAGTTGTCCCGTGAATTTTCTTTTCATTGTAAAGCCACATCAATGCCTGGTTCTACTGTTGGTGCTTTTGATGTTCCATTTTTAGGGCGTGCATTAAAAGTTCCGGGAGATCGTACATATGCAGATTGGACTGTAACAGTATTTAATGATATTGATATGGCAATGAGGCATACGTTTGAAGGATGGATGGCCAAGATACAGAATCATGGTGCTAATATTCAACATTCAACTGCTCATAATGATATATATGGACAAGGAACTGTTACACAATTAAGACGAGATGGTACATCTATTTCAACATACGCATTAGAAATTATTCCTACAGAAGTTGCAGCTATTGAACTTGATTGGGGAACTAATGATGCAGTTGAAGAATATGGTGTAACATTTGCTGTTAATTATTGGGTACCGAAAAGTGGTGGAAGTAATTTCACAACTGGTGGTTCTGATTCAACCGAATGGAATATCAATGTTGGATCAAGTGGTATTTCTGGTTCTGTTTCAGGTGCATTAGGTAGTTTGGGAGTTAACTTTCCAAAATAATTATGAATTATTAGGGGTGAGTTTCTCACCCCTGATGTTATTGAATTTTTAAAAAAGGTATCTTATATGGCAATTGAATTATTTGGTTTTGAAATAAAATCCAAGAAAGAGAAGAAGGGTAAAACCTTTGTAACACCAGAAAATCTTGATGGTGCAACTACAGTAGTTGATGGTGGAGGAATTTTAGGGCATTATCTAAATACAGATGCAGATGCTAAGAATGAAAAGGTTTTAGTTCAAAAATATCGTGAAATGAGTTTTTCTCAAGAAGTTGATGGTGCAGTAGAAGATATTGTTAATGATGCAATTATTCAAGAAGAAGGACAAGCTGTAATATCACTTGACTTAAGATCATTAGATTATACTGATGGCATCAAAGATAAGATGCATACTGAGTTTTCTACTTTACTTGATTTACTTGATTTTAATTTAAATGGTGCAGATTTATTTAAGAAGTGGTATATTGATGCAAGATTATATCATCATATTGTTATTGATACTGCTAGACCGAAAGAAGGTATTAAAGAGTTAATTCCGATTGACCCTTTAAATATTGAAAAGATAAGAGAAGTTCAGAAATCTAAAAAGGGTGGTGTTGAAGTAGTAGAAGATGTTCAAGAATATTATGTTTATACACCCGATGCTATGAATATGGGTTCATGGCAACAAGGAGCAGCTGGCCAATTCGGGTCTGTTCAGGTTGCACCCGATGCGATCTCATATGTTCACTCTGGGTTAATTGATACAGTAAAACAAATTGTTGTTGGTTATTTATTTAAAGCAATCAAGCCGTGGAATCAATTACGGATGATTGAAGATGCACTTGTTATCTATAGATTAGCAAGAGCTCCAGAACGAAGAATATTTTATATTGATGTTGGTAATCTTCCGAAGTTGAAAGCAGAGCAGTACTTACAACAGGTAATGAATCGTTATAAACAGAAAATGATTTATAACGCATCATCGGGAGAAGTAGAAGATCAACGTAAACATCTTTCAATGTTGGAAGATTTCTGGTTGCCAAGACGAGAAGGTGGTCGTGGTACTGAGATCAGTACACTTCCTGGTGGACAGAATCTTGGTGAAACAGATGACATAGAATATTTTAGAAAGAAACTGTACAAGTCTTTGAATGTTCCAATAACACGAATTGAAGGTGCAGATTCGACACAGTTTAATCTTGGAAGAGCTTCTGAGATTACAAGAGATGAAGTAAAGTTTGGAAAATTTGTTGCTCGTTTACGACATAGATTTTCTGGATTATTTACAGAGTTACTTAGAGTTCAGTTGATTCTTAAAGGTATTATTAAAGAAGAAGATTGGGTTAGTATTAAAGACCGTATTAGATATGTATGGGCAAAAGATTCTCATTTCATGGAGTTGAAGAACTCTGAAATGTTGAGAGATCGTTTTGAGTTGTTATCAATGGCTGAGGAGTATGCTGGTAAGTATATTTCTGTTGAGTATTTGAGAAAAAATGTATTACAACAGACTGAGGAACAAATAAAAGAAATTGATAAACAAATTGCAAGTGAGCAACCTGAAGATGAAGATGATGATGATGATGATGATGAGGATTTTTAATGAAATCTATTTCAAAAGTTAAAACTCAAAGTTTTTTAGACACTAAAAAACAAAAACTATTTCAAGATATATTAGATACAGAAATTGTAGAAAGTGTAAAAAACATTTCTAGTAAAAGTGAGGATCAAGTAAAGCAATGGATTAAAGAAGGAACCCTTACTGACAAGTTATTAGTTTATGCAATTAAAAACGTAATGAAAGAGAGGATCAACAATGGCTAAAAAAGACATTACAAGCAATATTTTAAAAAATATCTTTAGTAAAAAACTTACTAAAGCAAAAGAAGGTATTGCAAAAAGTTTAAGAAACAAATCATTTAAAGCTATTGAAGATTATAAGAATAGTTTTACATTTGATTTGCCTAATACTGAAACAAGAAAAGAAGATGTTAATGATCTTAAACGAGCTAACAAAGATAAAGTAACTGCTTTGAAAAAGGCAAACAAAGAAAAAGAAGCAGAAGTTAAAAGAAGTGATATGGAAAAAGAAGCAGAAAAAAATAATGCAGGAAGAGAGAAGGATGCAGAAAAATCAAAAGATAAAAAAGAACAGGATTTCAATGTACCTTTTTCAAAATTTACACCTGAAAGTATGATCCAAAGAGTATCTGAATATATTACAGCTGATGGTGCAAGAAAAAAATGTGCAGGTGGTGATGGTCGAAGATCAGAGAACCATGATTGTGATAAAGTTCATTCTGGTATGACACATAAGGAATGGGACGTATCAAAAGACACACCAAAAGATGAAGCATCGGGTGGTAAAGAAGCTTACAAAAAATTCTTTGATGCAAAATTAAAAAAGTATGGTGTGAAAAGTCCAGCTGAATTAGAAGGTGAGGCTAAGAAAAAATTCTATGATGAAATAGATGCAGAGTGGGAAGGAGATAATGAAAACGATTGAAGATTTTTTTAGCGAAGTAATGAGCAAAGCCGCACGGATGAAGATGTCCAGAAAAATGAAACAAAAGGCCAAGCAAATTGCTAGGAAGAAAGCTATATCATTGAAACGTAAAGCATCACCTGAGAAATTAAAATTACGCTCAGTAAAGAAAGCACGAGATATACTTACGAAAAAGATTTTAAAAGATAAAAGTAAATCTGATTTATCCATCGCGGGTAGAGAAACTTTAGAAAAAAGACTGGCAAAGAAGAAAGCAGTTATTCAAAAAATTGCAAAGAAACTTATGCCAAAAATAAAAAAGGCAGAAACTGAACGACTTGCTAAACTAAGGGGTGGAGAATGAAACTAATAACAGAACATATTAACGAGATTGAATATATTACTGAAGGTAAAGGTAAAGAGCAATACATCAAGGGTATCTTTATGCAGGCTGATATTAAAAATCAGAATGGTAGAGTATATCCACGAGAAGTATTATCTAAAGAAGTTAAAAACTTTAATAATAAATATGTTAAAGAAGGAAGAGCTCTTGGAGAACTTGGCCATCCAGCAGGACCTGTTATAAATTTGGATAGAGTTTCTCATGTTATTAAAGATTTAACTGAAGATGGTAATAATTTTATTGGTAAAGCAAAAGTAATGGACACACCTAATGGTAAGATTGTCAAAAATTTTATTAGTGAGGGTGTTAAACTTGGTGTATCTTCCAGAGGTATGGGGAGTGTTAAAACTAATAAAGAAGGTGTTAATGAAGTACAGAAAGACTTTGTTCTTTCGACTGTTGACATTGTTGCTGATCCGTCAGCACCAGATGCATTTGTCAATGGTATTATGGAAGGTAAAGAATGGATTTGGGAGAATGGAATTATCAAAGAAAAAGATATTAATGTTATGAAGAAAACTATCGAGAACGCAAAATCGAGGGAACTGGAACAGAAAAAGATAGAAGTTTTTACCAAATTCCTTCAAAATCTTTAATGTTATAAATATTATAACGAATAAATTACTTTAGGAGATTAAAAATGGCACGAAGAAAAATACTCACAGATGATGGAAGAATTGAAGATGAGATTGATATGGAAGAAGCGAAAAGTTCTAATAAAGAATTAGGTTTGCCGGATTTGGATGATGAAGAAGGTCGAAGTAATTCAGAACCTGATGGAGAAGATAATCCAAAGAAACAAAAAGAACCCAAAAATGCAAAATCGAAAGCTTCTGCTAAACAAGAACAAGATGACGAAGAGGATGAGGATGAGGATGATGTAGAAGAAGGCAGACGATACAAATATGTTGAAAGAGGGGATCTTCCTAATCGTTCGGAAGAAGATGATGAAGAGGATGCTGAAGATGACGAAGAGGATGATGAGGAAGAATACGAATCTAAAAAATCTCGTAAGGAAACTAAAAGGACTCGTAAAGAATCCAGACGGTCTAAGAAAGAACAGGATGACGAAGAGGATGATGAGGAAGATGTAGAAGAAAATTTGAAAAATTTTAAAGGAAAGAAAGCAAAGCCTTTTACTAAGAAAGAACAAGATGACGAAGAGGATGAGGATGATGAGGAAGAAATGGAATCCAAAAAGTCTAAGAAAGAATCCAAAAAGTCTAAGAAAGAAGCTATGCCTCCTTGGTTAGATAAAGATAAAGATGATGATGACGAGGAAGAAAAAGAGTCTAAGAAGTCTAAGAAAGAAGAAATAGATGTTGATGTTTCTGAAGATGTCGCTGCACTTATAGATGGCGAGAATCTATCAGAAGATTTCAAAACGAAGGCTGCTACAATTTTTGAAGCTGCCGTCAAGTCTAAAATTTCTAAGATTCGTAAACAAATCCGTGAAGATTCTAAAAAATATCTGGAAGCAAAAACAACAGATATGCAAACAGAAATGACCGAGAAAATGGATGAGTATATGAATTATGTTGTTAAAGAATGGATGGAAGAAAATAAACTTGCCGTTGAACAAGGTGTTCGCACCGAAGTCACAGAGAGTTTTATTTCTGGTTTGAAGAAGTTGTTTGAGGAGCATTACATTGATGTCCCAGCAGAAAAGGAAGATGTCTTTGAGAGTCTTGTACAAGAAGTTGCTGAATTGGAAACTAAACTTGACGAGCAAACTCAGAAGCATATGGATACGGTGAATGATTTAAATCAATATAGAGCTAAAGACGCATTCCGTGATGTAGTAGAGGGCATGGTTGACACAGACATTGAAAAAATGAAAGAGTTAACCGAGGATGTCGATTATGAATCAGACAAGCAGTATAAAGAAAAGTTAAACATTATCAAAAACAGTTACTTTAAATCAGATAAGAAACTGGATGATAATAAAGGCACCGCAGCAACGAATAAAAAGATAACCGATGGAACAAGTGATGGTTCAATGGATAGTGTTATGGCTGCAATATCTAACTTAAATAAAAGTAGATAACCTATTGTAAATTTATGGATACCGTGAGAGTGAAGTTTATTTGTTTTTAAAAATGTAAATTAATATTAAAGGAGTTTCAAATGTATTTATCAGAAGATATCAAGAAGAAATGGGCGCCAGTAATGGAGCATGCTGATCTTCCTGAAATTAAAGACCCCTATAAAAGGGATGTAACACAGAGGTTGCTTGAGAATCAAGAGCAGTTCTTAATTAAAGAAGCTGCACCTGTGAACTCAGCTGGTGCTATGCCTGATACAGGTGGAGTTGCTAAATGGGATCCGATTTTGATTTCTCTAGTTCGTAGAGCAATGCCTCAGATGATCGCTTATGACGTTTGTGGTGTTCAACCTATGACTGGCCCAACGGGTTTGATTTTTGCTATGAAAGCAAAATACGACACGCAGGGTGGAGCAGAAGCGCTGTTTGATGAGTC